CTGCGTCGTCGGCGTGTGCACTTCCAGCTGGAAGTTCGTGTTGACGTTCGCCTTGTTCGGTGTACTTGCACCAGAGTCGATGGCTGCCATGGTGTGCTTCTTTCAGGGACCTACGGTGTAGTTGACGACGCGCTTGCCGACGACGCTGCCGGTCGAGCAGACCGCGTAGAGGATGAATGAACCGTTGCCGGGATCAGCAGCGAACTGGATGGCGTCCCACTGAGCGTCGCCCGGCGTTCTGCCTGTCGCCGTCTTGCCACTCAGCGAGGCGATGATCTTCGAGGTCGTGGTCGAAAGCGGCTCGGTGATCGTGAACTGCGCATCGACTACCGGAGTGGTGCCGAAGTCCACTTCGATCTGCACGAGCGGGATCGATGCGCCGATCGGTCCTGGCGGACCAGGGAACCCCTCGTCGCCCTGATCGCCGTCGAAGCCAGGCATGCCCTGCGAGCCAGCGGTGCCCGTGGCACCGATCGGTCCTGGCGGACCAGGGAACCCCTCGTCGCCCTGATCGCCGTCGAAGCCAGGCATGCCCTGCGGACCAGCGGCGCCTGTGGCGCCGGGCAGGCCCGGCGCTCCGGGGAAACCTTCCTCTCCTGGATCGCCGTCGAGCCCGTCAGCGCCGATCGGTCCCTGCAGGCCGGGTGGGCCAGGCACGCCGGGGGCACCCGGAGCGCCATCGAACCCATCCTCGCCGTCGAGCCCGTCCATGCCGGGAGAGCCAGCCGCGCCCGCGGCGCCTGGCATACCCGCGGCGCCGGGCGGACCAGGAAAGCCGTCCTCGCCGTCGAGCCCGTCCATGCCGGAAGGGCCGGGCAAGCCCGGTGCGCCGTCAGCGCCAGCGGCGCCCTGCGGTCCTGGTGGTCCGGGTGGACCATCCTCGCCGTCCTGGCCGTCCTCGCCGTCCATGCCGGGAGGCCCTGCCGGGCCCAGAAAGCCTTGCGCGCCAGCGGCGCCCTGCGGTCCTGGTGGTCCGGGTGGACCATCCTCGCCGTCCTGGCCGTCCTCGCCGTCCATGCCGGGAGGCCCTGCCGGACCGGAAAATCCCTGCGCGCCTGGCGGTCCGGGCGGACCCGGCGGACCCGGAAAGCCGTCCTCACCGTCTGTGCCGTCAGCACCAGGAGGTCCAGGCGGACCACCGCCTCCCTGCGGGCCAGGAGGGCCCGGAGGTCCGGGAGGTCCGCCTCCCGTGTTCGGCGGCACGCGCGGAGTTCCGCGGCCCGACGTTCCTGTCTTGTCGCGAACGGTCACGCGACCGTTACCCGGCCGTCAGTTCCTGGCCGTCCATGGTGAAGGTGAGCGTCGCCGCGGTTCCGGCGAACGCCTGCACCGCCGTCGCTGCCGGGAGCACGTAGTAGCAGAAGACGTCGAGCACGCTCGCGGGCTGCCCCGCCGCTGCCGCCGGGATCGAGTAGGCGTCGTAGATCCGCTTGCCGGCCGCGTCGAGCCCGAGCGACATGGTGAATGTCACCGGCAGTGCCGACGGGTTCTGCACGTGAATGTGGCGGATCACGCCGACCGTGTTGGCAGGAACCGTGTAGACAGTGGCAGCCGCGTTCGGCAGCTGCTGCGTCGGGGTCATGTTCGTGGCTTTGGACGACATCTTCTTCTTTCCTTTGCGCTTGGCTTTACGCGGCGACCTCTTGAACTAGCAGATTTGAGTTTCCGGGAATGGGCACGCTTACCATGCCCGTCACGTCGTTCGACGAGCCTCGGATCTCGATGGTGTGCGGAGCGGCCGTGAGAGGGCCTGTGCGGAACGTGATCCCCGTCGACCCGTACTCGACGTTGTTGGTGATCGACTCGTTCGCTTGGCTCACCATCACTCCATCGATCCATAGCTCGAACGTCGCGGTTGCTGTTCCAAACGCCACGATCTGATTGAACGCTGTGACCGTGTAGTTGATCAGGAAGAAGTGGTTAGCGCGCGGCGTGAGAATCAGAGAGTGGAGCACCACCGGAGCGCCGAACGGCAGCACCGTGCTCGCGGCTAGCTGGTTGAAATAGCTCGGGAGCGTGATGGGTGACCATCCCGTGTTCGTCGCCGCGCCAGCTTCCTTCGTGTAGAGCGTCGTTCCGGGGCCGCCGTCGAGTCGGCACCAGAGGTCGCTGACCGAGCCCGTGACGGAGCCGTTCGGATCGCCGTTGCCGGAACTGATGAGCGCGCCCTTGTTCAGTTGCCCTGGCGGGTTCGGACCCAGACTCACAACGAGTGGGCCGCCGACACGGATACCTGCAAGAGTCTGCGCTTCACCTCCCGCGGTGACCTTGAACGAGACCCTGCGTCCATTCGTCGCAGAGGTGTACGGGACCAGCTGAATCTCGAACTCGGTCGCGTTCCACGACTGTCCGGTCTGCGGAAAGTCCGTCGGAATCTGGATCGAGATCATACCGCCGAGAGGAATCGTTCCCGTTTGTGTGACGGACGCGGCCGTCGCACGGAAGATGACGTCGCCAGGCAAGCAAGCGGCGAGCGTCGGGAAAGACGCCCCGCGGCTCTTGAACGTGCTGATGCCAGGGACGCCTACGTTTGCTCCGTACTGGCTCGACCGGTACTGCGACCCGTTCGCGATGTTGCTTTGCAGCTGGACGCGAGCGTTGGACCCGTTGTCCTGAGTCTTCTGCCCGCCGATGTACGTGAAGCCGGTGACGTCCTCGCTGACGACGGCAGTGCCGGAGATGTCCGGCAACCGGAATGGTCGCGACACGGTCGCAGTGGTGACGATCGTCTGCGTGGTACCGGTGGCCTGTCCCGCAAGCTGGACGTTCAGGAACTTCGTCGGGTCGAGATCGTCGTTGATCGCGAAGACGTTGTCCGGCACCGGGTACTTGCCGGGAAACGTGCCGGTTACGCCGATCTTCAGCTGCTCGCCAGGGATCACCGTGAGCGTGATGTTCGCGTCACCAGTGAGCTTCGCCGCCAGGTAGTCCGGCGTCGGATCCGCGCCGGTGACCGCGACCTTGTGATCGCCTGTTGCCGACGTTGCTGGCGGCACGCGCGGCGTCCCGCGGCCCGACGTTCCTGTCTTGTCGCGAACGGTCACGAGCTACACCGTCACGCCAGCAGCGTTGACCCAGTTTCCGCCATTCCACCAGATCGGCTCGTCGAGCGTCGTGTCGAAGTACTCCTGCGTGACGGCCGGCGCGACTGGGCGCTGCGCCGTCGTCCCCATCGTCGGAAACGGCGTCGTGCTGTCGAGTGGCTCGTTGATGACGGGCGTGTAGCTCATACGACTACTCCGTTGAACTTCACGTTCGAGAGGAGGAAGGCACGGATGACCTGATTGTTGCTGTCGCCGGTGGCGAGCAAGAACGCAGGCGTCGTGTTTGGCGACCGCGGCAGACCGCCGTCGCCGCTCGACGCTTCAGCGAGCTTCGCGTTGGGGAACGCCGCGAGGATCGCAGGGATGCTGTAGCTCTCCCCTGGCCAGCCCCCAGGGAAGTTGAAGTTCGGCGGCAGGCCCGGACCCGCCGTGGGGGGCACGTACGGCGGCGATGGAGCAGGCGGCGGCGGAGCAGGCGGCGGGAACTCGGTCACGTGCAGGCCGTTCACGATCAACACGTTGTTCGACGCTCCGAGCCACGTGGTCGTGTGCGACCCGTCCGGGTTCGAGACCGTCGTGCCGTTGTTCAGGCCAGGCGGCGTCGCGGGATCGATGACGGCGATCTTGTAGGCTGTGCCGTTTCCGTACACGTCGATGATCAGGTTCGCGTACGTCGCGAAGCCGCTCATCGCCGGATTCAGATCCAGCCACGTGTATTCGATGCTCTGCAGCTGCCCGAGCGGGAGCCCATTGCCGACCCGGAACCCAAGGATCGTCTTGTTGCCGGTCCCGCCGCCGTTGTATCCGCCCGCGACCTGGCCGCTCGACCTCGTGTGCAGCACCGGCGTTCGGCTGTACGGGGACTCGACGTACGCCGCATTCACCGAGCAGTCGACGCGCGAGAACATCTCGAACGCGCCTCCGCCGCCGAGGAGCGTCCCGAAGATCACGATCCCGAGAACCCTCTGTCCCTTGGCGGCCCCCGCGATCTGCACGTCCACGACAGGTGACGCGCTCTGCACGGCCTGAAGCGCCTTCGTCAGTACCTCGGATTCCGCTCCAAGGAACCCCTTGGCACTGAGCGTGGTCGCATCGAGGCCGCCATCTGCGTTGACGCCTGCAGTCCCCTGTACCTCCAGGAAGAACATGTGGCCGTCGCCCGCGCCGGTGAGCGTGACCGACGTGATGACCGGATCCTGCAGCGGGCCGAACGTCGCGAGACCGGCCGCTTCAGAAGCGGCGAGCAGAGCCTCTGGCGTCGCTCCCTCAACGATGAAGGACACCGCATTGGCGGAGCCCCCGAGGATCGTGCCGTATCTCGACATGTGCTACCGCTCCACGCTGACGGTCACGGGCAGGAGAGCGAATCCTCCACGCTCCGGCTCGTACAGGTTGCACGGCCCACCGGCGCTCGCGGGCACGTCGATGTTCCTGCCCTGCTCGCACCACTCGTTGCGAGAACCCGTGTACTTCGCGGCGATCTGCTGCCCGCGCGACGCGAGCCACGAGGACGGGTCCACCTTGACGAGCTTGTTGCCGGGCATGAACTGCGTGACGCTGAAGAACACGCGCCCCATCGACTGCCCAATCTGCTGACCTCGCCCGACGTACTGCCCCTCCTGTACCGACGGGACGACGCCGTCGTACATGAGCACCACCGGCTCGTCGTGCGCGGCGATCTGCAAGAACCGATCTCCGACGACGGCGACTCGGCCCTCGGCGGTCGAGAACACGGGAGTGCCCGACGCCGCGTCGATGGCCAGGCTCGGGTCACAGACCCGGTACCTGTTCGGACCGGGACATGCCGCCACGCCGCCCTCCCTGACGACCGCCCGGTGCGGCCGGAACAGCGCTTTCACCAGCGCCAAGCCTGCGATTCCTCCCAGGACGTAGGGGGCGGTTGACATGTGCCCGGAGAGTACCAGGGCTTGTGGCCCGGAGGAAGCTGCGGCAACATATGCCTCAGGATGCAGAGGTTCTCTCAGGAGATCCCGTGGGTTTTGGTCGAACGCCGCACGGACGGGATCGACCTGTATTGCGAGGTCTGCGGAGCCGGCGGCCTTCACCGAACCGGACCAGACGCCGCGTCTTTCGCCCAGGCCCACCGCGTCCACCAGGCCCCACGAGGTTCCATGCGCCTCGGCGACGCCTTCGCTGCCGTAGCGAAGCCGGTCGCCCGAGCGGTCGGCATGGACCCGAACTGCTCGCCCTGCGAGGCCCGGAGACGGGCGCTCAACAGCGTCCGGAGATTCTGGTGATGGCCCCAGAAGCCTGGCTGCAGATGTCCTTGACGATCCTCGCGATGATCGTCTCGATGGTCGTCTTCTACTTCAAGAGCGAGATGGTGATGCGGAAGGAGATCCTCGCTTCCGAGGAGCGTCTCCGCCACGGCATCGACGGCATCAAGAAGGACGTCGGGGATCTGTCCACGCGCGTCGCCGTCATCGAGGCGCTCGACGAACAACCTCGTCCTGGTCGCGCGCCGCTGCCTACCGGAAGGTACTAGGGCGTCATCACGCGCCAGCGACTGCCGCACGCGCGACGCACGAACGTCGGCTTGTGGAACATCGCCTCGGGGAGCGCGGGGAGCCCGAAGCGCCGCAGTCTCGCGGTCGCGAGCCTCTTCTGCTCGCGCGAGATCCGTCGCTTCCGCTCCAGGAGCGTCTCTGCGAGACGCGAGAACCGATCGAGATCCCTCCTGAGCGTGACGTCGAGCGGCTCGTTGCCGTACGTGTAGTCCGACCGCATGTTCCGGATGACGACGACGTGCGCCGTCCCGAACATGTCGTAACCCTGGCCGCCGTAGCCGTTCAGCGGTAGCGTGCTCGTCCACGTCGGCTGGTAGTTCGTCGATGCGCCGTACATCACGCCGCGTCGATCCACGGCTGCACGGAGTAGAACGCGGTCCACGCCGACACGGGCCGCGTTCGCAGCTTCACCATGCTTCCCGGCTGGTTCCCGTCCACCGTCGTGATGTTCGAGCCGTCCGATTCGACCACGACGGCGTGATGCTGGTACGGCAGGTTCATGTACGCGATGTCACCCGGCTGCGGGTCACTCGTCGTGGACAGATTGAACAGGTAGCCCTTGCCGATCTGCCAGTTCACGTCGCGCCCGATGCCGGCCTGGTGCAGCACCCAGAGCGAGAAGCCGCCGCACCAGTCGCCGTGGAAGATCGTCCCCTCGGCGCCGGGGATGACGTCCTCCCAGTACTTCTGCGGATCCTGCTGACCCAGCTCACCCTTCGCGATCTCCACGATGTGCTCCCGAACGGACTTCCGCGGCCAGAGCAGGAGCGCGGCCGCGCCCGTCACGACGAGAGCGATCCCGATCTTCGCTTCGCGATCCAGGTTCATCGGAGCCCCGGTCTACGCGGTCTGTGTCCGCGATCGAAGCACTGCAGCTCGCAGGGGCCGCAGTAGCCGATAAGGTGTCCCGTGAACAGCTCGGCGATGGAGTCCGCCGTGCGCTCGATCGTGTCCTTGCCGCGCTTCTCCCAGGCACGTGCCCTGGCGATGTGCGCCTGCTCAGCCTTCTTGTCGATGAGCTTGCCGAGCGGCACGCGCGGCATCCTCACCAGCTCGCCATCGTCCACGAGCAGGTACTCGCCGGGGTACAGGAAGTCGACGGCGTGCCCGAACTCGTGGCTCAGGATCGCGATGACCGTGTCCTCGGGAAGCTCTGCGAACTCCGGCGACACGACCATGTGCTTGCCGCTCTCCTCGGTCGCCGCGAAGTGCCTCGGGCTGTCGTGGATCCATGGAGCGATCTCCAGTGTCACGCGCTTGCACTTGCTCGCTCCGTTTCCGACGAACACATCGCGCACCGCGAGGAAGTAAGGCTCGATGACGGCCTCCGCTTCCTCGACGGTGAGCGGCGAGCGGATCTCGGGACAGGCGCTCATGTGAGGGCGACTCTCAGCCGCCGTTCTGGCCCCTGTACATGTCGATCTGATGCTTCCAGCCCGCGAGGGCCTGCATCGGGATCATGCCGCGGGCGACCGCGTCGTTCACGCGCTGACGCGCCTCGTCCGGCGTGATCTGGGGGCAGAGAAGCTCCCGGCACTTCGAGCACGGGATGTTGATCGGGTAGAGCTTCTGGTTGTTCTCGCTGTAGGTCCAGCCGGGCGGCATCACCGGAGTCAGGCCCGGACCGTTGCTGCCGGCGATGAACAGCTCCTTCCACTCCAGCGTCACATCGTGCGTCTTGTTGCATCGACGGCAGTTCATGCGGATCACGAGGCCATCGGCGTCGATCGACTCCTTGATCCCCTCGTAGTCCTCGACACCGAGGCCGCCGAACACGCCCGCGTCCTCGCGGTTCGCGATGTCGTCGAAGTAGTCTCCGCCGTCGACTCTTGCTCCCTTGTGCATGCGCTTCTTCTCCTTCTCTCTCAGTTGTCGGACATGTGGAAGTCTTGATGCCGGCGCGCGATCACGGCGTCGTGCCGGTCTGCATGTAGATGCCGACGTCGCGGAACGACTGGTGCCCACCGCCGGCCCACGTGCCCGTGCCGTAGATGTTCGAGAACGCCAGGTCTTTCGCCGGATCCGTGAAGTCCCACGCTGGGGCCGCGTTGTCCTGCCAGTCGACGCGGTTCGCGAGGATGATCAGCTCGTCGCCCTCGGCGTCGGTCCAGAACGGAGCGAAGATCGGTTCGTTTGCGACGCCACCGACGAGCCCTGGATCGAGCACCCCTTGCTGGATCACGGCGGGAGTGCCGTCTGGCAGGAGCGGGGGAACGAACTCGTTGAGTGAGTCGAACCGCGGGGTGATCACCTCCTGCCGCACCACGAGATTGCCGGCGCCCGTCGCCGGCTCGGTCTGCTGGTACGCCACGACGTGCCACGAGGCCGCGATCGTCACTCTGGGCACCGGGATGCCCAGGATGGTGGCCGGCGCTCCGGGGCTCTGCCTCGGAAAGTGGTACGGCGCCCTCCGCTGCTTCGTGCCTGGGTTCCGGAAGCTACCGAGCCCCTGAAAGCGCCAGATCAGCCGGTAGCTGTAGAACTGGAACGGGAACAGCGCGTTGCCCGGCGGTACGGGGTTCACGCAGATCGGGAAGTTGAGGAGCACCCGCGAGCCTTGCGGCACCGCGATGCCCTTCATCAGATCCGGGGAGAAGCCCGGAGCGCCCTCTTCCGCTCGCGTGTCCCGTACGCCTGGGAAGGCGATCGGCGTGTTCGCCGGCTTCCCCTGGTAGTTGCGCTCGAAGTTCGGGGCTGGCTTCAGCACACGGACGTTCGTGAGCTGCGCGTCGACCATCGTTGCCCCGGACGGGGCCGAATCGCCTGCCATGTGTGATACTTCCTCTTGAAAGTCAGCGCGGGGCCGTTAACGCCGCGACGCCTGGTACGCCTGGTAGGCCGTGTACCCGCCAGCCGCGATCCCGATCGCTGCGAACATCGCGCTCACGACGGCCTCGTGCTTCTCGCTCGGGTTCGGGCTGCCCCACCACTTCTGAGCGCGGTACACGTTGAACGCCGACCCGGAGAACATGATCCCCGAGACGCTGCCCCACGGACCGCCGAGCGCGAGGCCGGCGCCGAAGGCCACCGCGGCGACGAGCGCCGTGATGCCCGCCGACTGCAGCGCAGCAGCCGGAGAAGCGTCGGCTGGTTCCAGGAACGCGATCTCGCCGTTCATGCCACCGAACGACGGTCGAGCGTACCCGCCCATGCCGGCCGCCGGCTGGAAGTACTCGCCGGTCCCGGCATGTGCCTGCACGGGCTGGGCGTAGGCGCCCATGCCGTCCGGGCCAGCCCCGAGTCCATCCGGGCTCGCGCCGATCGGCATGTGTACCGGAGGCGCAGTTGACGCCACGTCGGGTCTGTGACCTGCGGGCACGTTCTCGAACACGCTCGGGGCGTTATCGAACATGCGCGCCAGTCTACCCCGAGCACATGCCCATGGGAAGGAGGGCGGTCAGGCGGGCGGATCAGCCGGGGGCGACGGAGCGACGGAGGGCGTCAGAACCCCCTGATAACTGCCAGGCATTGCCTTCAGGATGTGGTGCCACAGCGGCGCGAACGCGCCGAAGAGCGCCCCGAGCAGCGCCTGCTTCGTGTCGCCGCCGGAGGCGATGGCCGGGATCGCGGCGCCGACGAGCACGCTCGGGAGCCCCTGCGCGATTCGCTTGGCCATCTCCGGCAGGTCGGTCGGCATCCAGGAGAACGCCACCAGCCAGACCTTCGGCGCGAAGCGGCGCGTGAGGTACTGCGCAAGCCAGATCACGGTGGTCAGGCAGATCCACGGGAAGTCGGGGTTGACCTGAGCGAGCGCGTCACGGATGTGGGCCAGCATCCCCGGACTCTACCGTCGGCACATGCCGGAGTCTACTTGCGCGACTCCAGCCAGTCCATCATCCAGGCGAACCAGACTGTCCACCACATCGTGAGGCAGAGCAGCGCCCACAGGACCACCCGGCCAGCTCCGAAGGTGACGATGTCGTAACGCAGCGCACGAAGGAAGCTCCTCGGTGTGAGTCGCGTCGTGACGCCGTCGGTCACGATCGCGACCCAGGTGAGGCCCGCGCAGGTCAGGTGCGCGGTGAGCAGCGTCACGAGGCTCGAAGCTCTGACGGGTGCTCGGGGCGCTTCTGACAGAAGGAGCAGACCTGTTCCCCGCACTCCTCCTCGCGCCACTCGTCGCACTGCATGCAGGCGTAGGCGTCAGCGGACTCGAAGTACGAGAGCGGTCCGTGCCCCTCGACCGGACACACCGGATGGCGCTTCGCTGCTTTCTCAGGGGTCACAGGATCCTCCCGTGCGCCACGAGTGCGTGCCACTTCTCGCCGCGGTCGACGAAGATGCCCTTCCACTTCGACTCGTTCGCGCGGCACGTCGCGCCCGTGCCGTAGAGCACGAACGCTTCCGGGTAGTCGAACTTGTCCGAGAGCGCGCGGCAGTAGTGCCAGGAGCGCACGAGCGCGTCGCCGGTGGCCCGCGCGCACCGCGTGGTCGCTGCCCGGTCTGTGCCGGCGAGGCTCGACCATTCCTCCGTCGTGCGCGTCAGCTGATGATGCTGCCCAAGGCAGATCGCCTTGCCGCCGTCACCGAGCTTGAGCCCCGCGTGGATGAGGGGCGAGAAACGACTCTCTCCCCAGAACACGACGAGGATCGCCATCGCGCGCTGTCGCTTGCCGTCCGACGCGGCAACGATGGACTCGGCGACGACCTGTGCGCGAGAGAGGTACTGCTCCTGCGTCTCGTTCCATGCCGGGCTCGGACCCGGCATGAGCGAGAGCATCGCAGTGAGAACTTCGGGGATCGAAATCACTTCGGCCAGTTCCCCTGAAGCGACTGCTTCACCTTCGTCATGGCTGCGTCCTTCGAGATCAGCCACGGACCGGCCTGCAGCCCCGAGACGGCCCACGCCTGCGCCTGCGCGAGCGTCACGATGCCGCCCGGCGTCGGTGCCGGAGGCGCGGGAGGCGGAGGTGCCGGCACGGGGACGTTGCCGCCCTCCGCATCGAAAGCCTTCACCAGATCGGTCCAGGCCACGCCGTTCGGCGCGACAGCCTGGCCCTTCGCCCGGATGTCCTCCGTGAAGAGCCCGTAAAGTTCCCCGTTCGCGGAGGGCCCGGCGTAGGCCGCGACGGCCGGCCAGGTGATGAGACCCTTGAGGCCCCACGAGTCGATGAGCACGCCCTTGTCGTTGAAGCCGTACGCGATGAAGTCGTGCCCGTTGTTCGGGTTCGACGGTCCCGCCACGTCCCACACGAAGCCGTTCCCCGCCGGGAACGGGTTCACCCACGCATCCGGCAGACCGACGCCGAACTTCAGCGTCTCCGTCAAGAAGCACACGGCCTTCACGTCGTTCACGCTGCGCGCGTTGACCGACGTAGATCCGATGAGCTTCGTTCCGTTCGCGAAACCCTTCTTCGTCCAGTACTTGATCGCGTCCTGCAGCTGGCAGCCGTTGTCCGTGCTCGGGTCGCCCGGAACGTATCCGCCGATGGCCTGGTAGTCCGCCAGGATCTGCGCGCCCGTCGCGTGGAACGGCACACCCGTCGCGTTGCCCGTCCAGGTGCCGAGGATGTGGTAGCCGCCCGCGATGACGCAATCCCCGAGGGAATCGTTCTTGTAGATGTCAGCGAGCACCGATGCCGCCTTCGGTGAGAAGTCGCAGGCGGTCGGGATCGTCGGCATCGCCGCGTGCGCCACGAAGTCCGAGAAGTGGACGCGAGAACCGCCCGGTGCGCGCTCGCGGCGACCGAACTTGACGTTCCGACCTAGATGGGGGGCGAAGACTTCTTTCATTGGTCTGTTCCTGCGTCTGAGGGTGGCACGGTCGAGATGGCTGCGAGATCCGCCGGGATCTCCTGAAGGTCCGCGTTGAGGCGCGTCACGCACGCCGTGACGAACTCCTGCTGCATCTCAGCAGCCGAGACGCCGCGACCGGCAGCGAGCTTCGCAAGCTCAGGAGCGTTCTGCGTCGCGGCGTCCTCGCACACGGTCTGCACGGTCGGAACGACCGGGCCTGTGGTGCATCCGACAACGAGCAGGGCCACGGCATGCTTGAGGCTCGGCATGGTCCCGACCGTAGTCACGTGAGATCCGTTCGTCAACTTTGCTCAGAGCTTCACGCTGCCGAAGCGCGAGAATACTTCACGAAACTTCTCGGTCTGTGTCCCCAAGTACACGATGACGTTCCCGTGCGTCGGCTGATCACCGCCGAAGCACAGTCGCTTGCGCGGCACGCAGATCGAGAACGAGAGCGGGTCGGTTTCGCCTTGTCCTTGCGACGCCTGCAAGATGTCGATGCTGAAGCCGACGAAGATCGCTTCCGTCACATCTCCGTCCAGGTAGCCCTCGGCGAGCGCACGCCACCACGCGACGGCGCGCGAGTCGGTGCCCCACTTCTCCTTGGCGGCGATGTCCTCCGGCGGAGTCACCGGCTTCGGATCGGTCTTCTGCTTCCGGCGCGCGGTGAACGTGCCGCCCGGCGGGTTCAGGAACACGCGCCCGGTCCATCCCGCGTGCACAGCGAGCCCGTCTTCGGGCAGGCCGATCCAGTGCGCCGCTCGTACGACCTTCTGGGCCGCTTCGCACGAGGCCGGGTCGAGATCGATCTCGCCGAGCACCTCGCGCGCCGCTTCGACCACCTCGGTGGGCGTGTAGTGCTCGACGCTGTTCGAGAGGTGTTGGGCGATCACTGGTGGCCTCGCATCAGGAAGTCGAACAGGCGCTTGTTCCAGTGCGCGTCCGCGAGCGCATCGTGCAAGTCCTTCGGACCGGGCGGGTGCGTCGGACTGCCCTTCATCACCGACAGCTGCTTCAGGTCCATGCAGTACATCGGCCACGACTCCGGCAGGTCCATCATCGTGCCGAACAGCTGACAGAGCGCGACCCAGTCGTAGTCGGCGTAGTACGCCCAGAACTCCGGCTCCTTCCCGTCGGAGTGCGTGAGCACGAACGCCTCGACGCCTTTCTTGATGATCTCCCGCGTCGTCCAGTGCGGATCGCCGTACGGCGGCAGGTGAGGGAGCACATTCTGCCGGACCCACGGGCTCGCGCGTGTCAGGTCCGCCTCTTGGCTGATCGCGTAGTAGTCGGGGCCGCTGTCGGCGACGATCGCGATCGAGATCAGGTCGATGGTCTTGCCGTCCTCGATGAACTCCGTGTCGAAGAAGAAGCGGGTCACTCGACCACCGACCCATGCTTCACTTTCGGCCTCCGGTTCATCACGACGATTCCTCCCCGAACAGCCTGCGCGCGTAGGCGTTCTTCTCCGCCTCTGTGGCGCAGCCGAAACAGATCCTGGTCCCGTTGCCGAGCACGTCGCGGCACTCCTTCTTGTGCCCGCAGCGCGAGCAGACCGTGTCCGGCTCGTTCTCGATGACGACCATGCTGCCGATCTTGTACGTCACTCGATCACCCGCCATGCTTCCCGCATCGACCCGTCAAACTTCAGATTCACCCTCACCCAGCTTCCGTCCGGGTAGACCTCGATCAGCCGCGGCTGAAGGCCCGTGTCGGCGGGCACGACAAGCTGGACGTACACGCCATCGGGGTCACCCTCACGGGTCACCTTCTTCCCGTCCTCCAACGCCGCGATCACTTCACTGAACTTCATGTTCCCCTTCCTTCAAGGAGCTTCTGCAGCCGCCTCACGAGGTACGGTCTCGCCTCCGAGTGGCTGCCTCCCATCGGCACGACCATGCGCTTGCCGTTCGGTAGCTCGTAGACGTAGTGGTCGCCGTCCTTCTTCACGAGTTTCGCGCCAGCAGGCATCAGATGATCCCGGATGAACTCGCGTGACTTCATGTACCACGTCCTTCTTCAAGGGCTCGCATCGCTTTCACCTCCACTTCGATGATCGGCTCGACGTCGTTCCTGCTCTTGACGATCGAGCGGAGGCCGCCGACGGTGATCCTCCGCGCGTCGATCTCGCTCAGCGGTATGTACCGAACGCCATCCGTGAACCGGACGATGAACAGCGCCGGCACCCCGAGCCCAGCGCTCGCCAGGGAGAGCGCCAGCCACTTGCGCACGTTGAGGAACACGGTCTCGTACCGGCCGCTCGCGTGGGCACGTGACTTCAGCTCGATCAGCCCGACGAGACGACCGTCACGTGTCGCGTACCAGTCGATCGCCGAGAGCCGTCCGAAGCTGCCGAGCGTGCAGCGCCAGGCGCGCTCCACGAGCGCCGACACCTCCGTCTCACTGCGCTCATCGTTCGGGCTCTTGAAGATCGGTGAGCCGTCCAGGTGCGGCACGGCGAGGCGCTCGTAGTACGACGCTGCTGCCTGCGGCGCTTCGGGACTGTCTCCGTCGATCGTGTTCGCGGCGTCGTTCAGCGCCTTGGCCAGCTCCAGCTGCTCGTCTACATCGAGCGCGAGCGGGGGCTCGTAGGACCACGCCGCGAGATCCCACGCCCACCTCCGAAGCTGCTCGGACTGCTTCATCGCTTCTGTGCCTCGCGCTTCTTCCGTCGCGCCGGCAGCAGCGGGGCGTACGGCACGACCTTCGACACTCCCGTCAGCAGACGGTAGCTCGCAAGCGCGGCTCCAGCCTTCGCGCGGCTGAAGTGGCATTCCATCGGCCGACTGTTCCGCTCGATGACGTAGATGCGGCGGATCATCTTCACGGCTGCTTCTCCAGGAGGATTTCTGTCACTTCTCGATCCAGTGCGACCGAGAGATCGACGAGTCGAGTGGCCTCCGACCGGAACCCCTCACGGCTCAGCGCGGCGGCGTGAACGCGCAGTCTCCCCGCCGCCACATGCAGGCACGTCGCTCTCTCGTCGCCGCTCTGCGAGAGACACTGCGGCGGCGCGAACGGCGTGGGATGGCCGCACCCGACCATGGTGCCGAGCAACGCGAGCGCCGCGCTCTTCGCGGGCGTCGTCATTTGCTGCAGCGCTCCTTGCAGGCTTCGCACGTCACGTCTTTCTGAGACGGCGTCACCCGCGGGTAGTGGTCGGGCCACGAGAACGGCTTCCTCGACGGCGGTTCCGGCATGACAGCGCCGCACGCGGGTTCTCCGTCGCTGAACACGCACCAGTGCACGATCGGCTGCGACTGGTCGCTCATGTGCCCCGGCCTTCACGCACCCGACGCTGCGCCGCAATCCATGACGGCACCGGACCCACCTCACCGTCGTGCTGTGGGCACGTGCAGGGGTCTCCATCGCAGCCCGGATTGCCGTGCCCGTCACATGCTCCAACGGGCTCGCCGTCGGGGCCGTGGATCGCGAAGCGCGGGTCGGCCGAGTTCGTGCAGCCGAGCGCGTGACAACGATCGCGGCTCATCTTGCCCGCCTCGTCCGTCATGTGACGTCACCCACGCCGCGTCCGCAGTAGTCGCACGGGTCGCTCGTCGAAAGCCGCTGGCAGTGGTTGCACTTCAGCAGCGAATCCTCCGCGCGCAGCACGATCCGCCGCACTCGCAGTTCGACTTGTTCCGCGGCCTCCTGGCAGTCACTCGCCTGCTTGCGCAGCGCGGTGGCCTGGCTGCGCAGCCACGTCGCCGTCTCCTGGAGGATCCGCAGCGGGTCCGCGGCGCCATCGGCCCGCCCTCGCCGGTACTCGACCTCGGCAGGCGTCAGCGCTACCGCCATGCCCGCCGAGTGGTCGGCGTTCTCGACGTAGTGGTTCTCCTCGTGCCCGTACGGCTTCACGCAGAACCACTCCTCCGTCTCGTCCACGTCGGTCCGAACGCGCTCGGCCCTGTTGCATCGTAACGTCATGTGCTCCTCTTCGCTCTCTTTGCGATCCGCACCGCGAGGTTCATCGCCACGGCTTTGGCCTCTTCCGACGTCGTCGACTTCGAGTACGCCTCGCACTCCTCGACGGCGGCGACGAACGCCGCCTTCCGGCCGGCCTCGAAGCCCGGCTCGGCGAGCACGCGGAGCTTCGCGTTCGACTTCGACTTGGCGTAGCGACAGCCGAACTGGTGTCCAACGGCGCGCAGGCAGCCTGGGCACTTCGCGGAGCTACTCATCGCCGACCGCGCTCCTTCTCCAGAATCGCCCGAGCGGCCATGACCACGTTCTCCCTCTCGAACCCCTCGTCCGGGATCTCGCGCAGGAGGGCCGCAAGGCGCTCGGCTCGCTCCGGTACCTGTGCCCTGCGCGCCAGCGTCGCCCGAAGATCGGCGAACGCTTGCTCCAGCGAGTCGGCGCTCTCACTCAGGTTGTCGACCTGAATCGTCCAGATCGTCTCGTTCCAGCGCTGCGTGGGGTCGCCCAGATCCGAGCGCTCGCCGAGCCGGAACTCCAGCCGCGCATCGTAGACCACGGCGTACGGAAACTCCTCACGCAGCTGAGCGAGAACGGACTCCAGTACCTGCGTGACCGACTCGCTACTCATGGCGCGTACTTCTTTCGCAGCGCCTTCAGGAAGTCCTCCGGCTCCATCTGCATGTACCGCTCGCACGCGGGGACCGGGTGCACCAGGCACGGCTCCTCGTCCGGGCCGGAGTGCCCCGCCGTCACCCAGAGCCCGCAGAAGCACTTGACCTTCACCTGCTCGGTGATGTGGACGCGCTCGCCTGTGTCATGGTCCCTCTTTGCTTTCTTCTTCACGGTTTCATCCTCCTCGTCCATGGAGTGCCCTGAGCCCCTTCTCGACGGCGTCGATGATCTTGCGCTGTGCCAGCATCTCCATGATCGTCTCGGGCTTCTTGCCCGCACGGATGCGTTCAACGATCGCCTCCTGTCGCGCGGCGCGATGGGCGTGACACTCGTCGCACAAGCAGCCGAGTTCGTGGCCGGTCGGCAGCGTCGTCGGCACACCCATCGCGTCGAGGAGCTTCAGGATGCTCACAGCGGCGCTCCACCGAGCGTCATCTCGACGACGTCCTGAATGTTCCCGAGCGCCGAGACCGGGGGCTCGCCCTTCGAGGCACGGACCTCGGACACCACGCGGCAGACGGTGCCGATGCTCTGCAGCACCAGGCGCAACCGCTCGATCTCGTCGCAGGCATCGAGCAGCAACCCCGCGACCTCGTTCCCGGCGTTGGTCTGCGAGTTCTGAACCTGCTCCTCCGCAGCGGCGCGGGCCGCGGCCGTGTCGAACGGATCCAGCGCCTGCAGCACCACCAGCGGACCTCGGCTCAGCGGCATCGTGTTCTCGCTCATCGTCGTGTTTGCATCGTGGTTCATGACTGATCGATCCTGTCTGAGATCGCCAACGCCTCTGCGTAGGCACGCTGTTCGCCTTCTGGGAGACTCTCCGTCGTGAGTGCGAAAACGAACGGTGCCTTGCCGTCTGCTGCGGGACGAATGAGAACGTCACCAGCGAGCACTTTCCTCAGAGTCTCCGCATCGGTCCGGACGGCTTCTGCCCAGTCCACTACCGCATCGAGAGTCTCTCGCGTGATCGCGCTCGGCGAGTGTCCGGCGGTCGCCGCAAGGATCAGCCTGCGCATTTCCCGATCTGCTTTCTTGTTCATGGGTCTCCTTCGGACGCTTGCATCGCCATCAGAACCGTCCCTCCACGAGTTCTTGCCCGATGACCATCGCACTGAACCGCGTCACGTTCGCGCCAGCACGAGGCGTCACCTCGATGTGCAGGCTCTCTTGCTGTCCGCACGTGTAATCCGGCAGCTGGAAACGGTCCAGCTTGTCCACCAACGCGAGCCGGTCCCACTCGGTCGTCAGGTACAGATCCCCGTCCACGTCTTCCAGAAGCATGTACACAGATGAGGCCAGGCGCCGGATCCGGAAGCCTGCGGTTGCGACGACCAGCCACTTCGGTCTGAACGGCGCATGCACGAAACGCTGTATGCGAAACGCCGAGCCAGCTGGTACTGGCATCGGACTCGTAACGACCTCATCGGGCGTTTCCAGGTCGAACGGATCGCCTGAGCGCGTCACGTTCGTCGACTCGTACTCGAAGCTATAGGAACGCCACTGCAGACGCGGTGGCGGCTGCAATCGCGCGATCCTGGCGGCGGATTCCGTTTGGTCGAGCACGGAGTCGAGCGAGCCCGCCACGAGACGTTCCTTCTCCTCCATCTCACGGATGAGCGCATGCAGCGGAGGCGCCGGCCGCATCACAGCGTCACTCCCATCATGTCTCCGAGCAGCTTCGTCGCCGCCGTGAGCCGTGCCCAGAAAACTCCTTCGTACGGCGAACCGGTCGACTCGCGCTGCATGTGCCGGAGAACGCCCTCCGCCGAGAAGTCGTCCTGGGCACGTGCCGCCGTCCGCGCGTCGCTCACGAGCGTCTCGGTCTGGTTCTCGTCCTCCAGCGCCATGACCAAGGATAGCGCCCAGAGCATCTGCTGCTCGTGCGTGTACTGCCCGACGCCGAGCAGACCAGCGAGCCCGTTCGGCGGCCAGGAGATCATCTCCTTCGTCGTGACGGTCAGGAGCGCCGGCATGACCTCCTCGGCGAACGCATGCTGCGCTCTGTCCATCGAGTCGTCGCGCAGAAGCTCCGAGCAGCACGAGACCCAGAGCTTCGCCCGCTTCTTCTGCGCGTTCGTCCAGACGATCCCGTCGGAGCCCATCATCACGAGAGCGCGCATCTGATCCTCGGCCATCGCGTACCGCCCGAGCACGCCGAGCGCGACGCCGCTCGGGCTCTTGCCCGTCTTCTTCGTGTAGGCCCCCGTTTCGCGGATCACCGGCGCCATGATCTCGACGTAGCGCGCCGGGTTCGACAGGAGGCACGAGTGAAGGAGTAACTGCGCGTAGCCCGAGCGCATCGTGACTCCGAGGCCACCAAGCGCGAGCACTCCGCGGCCGCAACAGTGAGTCTGGTCGACGTTCCCGCCGGCACATGCACACGCGACCGAGTAGACGGCCTCCCAGAACGTCGGCTTACCCACGAGCCGCGGTTTCCGCGCGCCGACGGCGTGCCAGCCCGAGAACGCGCCGTACTTCGCCCAGCGCACCCACGGACGGCCGTCATCCGTACGTGCCGGAGCATCGACCGGCGTGCCGAAGTCGAGCGCGTCAAAGTCCGGGCGCACCGAGACGCGGAGCGGGGAAACCTTGTGGAGAGAGCCGGTCACAACTTCGGCTCCGTGACGGCGCGGCAGGCGGCGATGGCATCATTCAGTCGCTCGCCAAGCCGCTCGCACTCTCGCTCCCAGTCTCGTCGTTTGGTCGTGCCGGCCGCTCCGGTGGAGACGTGCATGAAGTGAGCGTTGAACGCAACTGCCGCCGCCACGATCTTCGCCGTCGCGGCGTACACCTCCCGCAGCCTCTTCATGTCGGCCAGCAACGCATCGCACAGCCCCAGCAGCTCCGCGTCGGCTTCCGTCTGCTCGTCGGTCATGGTCGCATCCTCGCGATCAGGTCATCCAACTCACCGTGAGCCGCCGCCTCCCTGTGCTGGCCGGTCCGTAGCCCTTCCGCGATCTCCTCCAGCATGGCGCGCACCCCGGAGCTGTTGTTGTACTGCTCGGCGCGGTCCAACACGTAAGCGGCGGCGGCGCGATCGACGCGCGCATTCTCCTCCCGCAGCCGGACCGATTCGCGGGCGGCGCGGAGGAACGTGAGAAGCGTCACGCCGCGAACGTGGTGCGTCTCGGACACCTCGGCCGCGATGAGCGGCTCCAACGCATCGCACAGCCCCAGCAGCTGCATGTCGACTTCCGTCTGATCCACTCGCATCAGTTCGGCTCCCGAGACGGCGCCTTGCTGCGCTGCAGATACGTCGGCAACGGCGGCGCCCACTCGATCATTGCGTGCAGCGCCTGGATCGCCTGCTCCTGCTTCTGGCACAGCAGCGCCATGGCGCGCAGCTGCGCACGGAGCGAGAGGATCCGGGCGCCGGCAAACCCCAGCGCTGCGTACAGCACGATGTGGATCACCTGGCTCACGGTCACGGATCGTCTCCAGCGTCCCCGAGCGTGGCCTCGATGCACGATTCGCTAAACCCGAGCTTCCTGGCCGTAGCTCGCTTTTCTTCTCGTGTCTGCGGCTCCCCGAACAGCGCCTTCTTCAACGCCGCCCTCGCCTCGGGGTTCGTGTCGATGATCGGCCCGAAGATGCACCGGAGCTTCTCGCCGAGGTACACCATGTCGTGCACCTCGACCGGCAGCGCCTGGCCCGTGTGCGTGTTGAACTGCGTGAAGTCGATGCCGTCGAGCGCGCACCGCCGGCAAATCTGGACGTACTTGTTCAGCACGCCGCAGAACTCGATGAAGGCATGTACCTCGGAGCCCATGCCGGCCCTGAAGAACAGCCAGTAGACGTTCTCCGCGACGCGCCCCATTCGCTCCGTCAGCAGCTGCAACTCGACGTTGCTGAGCTGAGGCTCTCCGCGCACGCTCGGCTCGGTCATGACTTGGGCTCCGTTGCGGCGAGGGCCGCATCGACGTCGTCGATGACGGCGAGCGAGAACCCGCACCCGTACGCGACCGACATGTTCGTGATCTCGGAGCGAGCGGCCTGCAGCGCAGGTCGCAGCCTCGCAACGTCGGAGCGGAGAGCGGTCTCGGTTGCTGTGAGACGAGCGATCCGTTGCGCGGCCAGCCCAGCGACCCATCGCAAGTTCCCCTTGAGCAGCCCGCCGCACGCATCGGTTAGGGTGGCGTTCGCCTCGTTCCGCTCCCCCCTCAGCGCGACCGATTCGCGGGCGGCTCGGATGAATGCGAGGAGCGTCACGCCCCGGATGTGCTGCGTGTGTGGCTCTTCGGCCTCAACGACCGGCTGCAATTCATCGCACAGCCGCAGCAGCTTCATGTCGTCTTCCGTCTGCTCGCTCATGACTTCGGCTCCATCGCAGCAAGAGCTTCTACGATCGCGACCATGTGAATCCCCAGCACTGCCATCTCGCTCGGCGGTCCCTGCGTCACGCGCATTCGGCAAAGATTGCTCCAGCTTTCGACGATCGGAGCGAGCGCCTCCCGCAGCTTCGCCACGTCGCCCTCCGCTGCGTTCAGACGATCGATCAGCGACGCGAACCGAGGCCGCGCCTCGTCGTAGTCCATGCCCTCGAAGCCGGCTGCGTCGAGCGCCGCTACGAGCGGGTAGATGTGCTCTGACCAGTTGATCTTTTGCAGACCGATGATGCTGTCCCGGATGTCGTTGATCTTCCCGAGCGCCTCCCGCAGCGCGTCGATCTCACCGAGCATCGACTCGACCAGCTGGCGAGGGGAAACGCCCATGATGTTGTCCGCGCCGCTCGCCAGGAAGCGACGTAGCTCGTCCTCGCGCGGCTTCGTGAGTTTGACCGTCACGTTCCGAGGATCTCCCGCACGCGGATCTTCCCGAGCGCGTCACAGAGCTTGCCGAAGTCCATCTCCAGCTTTCGGTGTCCACGGATCTGCTCCTCGTGGCGCTCCGACTGCTCCACGCTCGACTGGAACAGCCGCTCGACCTTCCCCTTCTCCGCGGTCGCTTCGGCGCTGCTCACCTTCAGCGCCTTCTCCAGCTCCTTGAGCTTCTCGTTCGCGAGACGCAGCTCCTCTCTCGTTTTGTCGTGCTCGCGTTGCGCCGATTCCTCGCTTTTGCGGGCGGCCTCCATCCCCTCATGAGCGTCGCGAGCCACGATGTACTTCACGACCGTGGACGGTCGCACCACGAGACGCTGATGGTGGCCACTCGGCGACGTCTCGCTCTCGCTCAGCGAGAGCGGCGTTTCAATCGGGACGACGGCGATGAGGCGCCACCCGCGTTGGGAGAACCTCATCTCCTGCTCGTCGAGCAGGCGAACTTCTGTGCCGGGCGGCAGGTCGAACTTCTGGATCTCCATGGTCGGCTACTCCTCGTCGTCCTGCGACGCCCCGACCCGCGACGCGGCCATCCCCGAGTACATCGAGTTCGTCGCGTAGAACTGGTCCGTCCAATCCCACTCGTCGAGCATCAGGTTCCGCACCTGGCCCGCGTCGAGTTCGACGGTCTCCTCCGTGTGAAGACGCATCATCTCGATGGCCGTATCGTAGACCTTCGTCTGGTCGACCGGCACCCGCAGCGAGAAGGAAAGGGCGACGACCTTGCCGGCAGCAAGCTCCGAGAGCTTCTGGGTCAGGACCATCTGGGCCTTCGATACGTAGCCCTGGCGGGCCTCCTTCACGATGGCGGCATGTGCCGACCGATTCTTCACCAGCGCCGCCATGACGGCGTTGGTGCTTGCCTTGATCCGCATCGAGTTCAGCATGTGCATGTGTCCGTGTCTCCTTCGTTGGTCAGCGAACATGCCGCCAGGTGCGGTGTGGCCCGCCGGTAGTGACGGGTTGTCCCTGGCGGCATGCTCTGGATAGCAGTGATAGCCAAGCTAGCCAAGCACGTCAAGCTCCGGCGTTTCGCGCCGTCGTGGCGGCACATGCCGCTGGCGAGACCGGACATTTCGTGTCCTCGCGCTTCTTGACGGCGAGCTAGCCAGAGAGCAAGTTGCAGCTCCCGAGCACGACAGAAAAGTGCGGGGCGCCCCGAGCATGGTGGGGCGCCCCGCGTGTCTACACCGAAGGAGGAGGCAGACGTGGCAGGAATAGCGCACCGACGAAGAGCGAGCAAGAACGGACGCAGTGCGCCCAGGCCGTTCGTCACGCTCGCGGACTCGGAGAAGGATCGCGCGGGCTGGCTGAAGGCCCGTGACTCCGGCATCGGCGCGAGCGAAGCCGCGATCATCTTCGGTGTGAACCCATGGGAGAGCCCGTTCTCCCTCTACCAGAGGAAGCGTGGCGAGATCGAAGGGCAGCCCGACAACGAGCGCATGGCGTGGGGCCGGAAGCTGGAGCACATCGTTGGCGAGACGTTCGCCGAGGAGACCGGACGCGAAGTCTGGAAGCACCCGCTCGGCGCGCACCTGCTCCGGTCGCGTGCATGTCCCTGGCTCCTCGCGACGCCGGACTACGAGCAGCAGAATCCCAGGTTGGCGACCGCGGGCCTACTCGAATGCAAGACCACGGGCGAGCGGTTCGCGGAGGACTGGTCCGAGGAAGCGCCGCTCTACTACCAGATCCAAGTGCAGCAGCAGCTCTTCGTGACGGGGCGCCTCTACGCGAGCATCGCCTGTCTGATCGGCGGACAGAAGTTCATCTTCACGCACGTCGTGAGGAACGAAGCCTTCCTGAAGACGCTCGTCGCGAGGACGAAGAAGTTCTGGCAGATGGTGCAGGACGGCACGCCACCTCCACTCGACGCGAGCGAGTCGACGATCGCGACGCTGAAGAAGATGCGCGAGGACGGGCGCGTCATCACGTTGCCGAAGGAAGTGCTTGTGTGGCACGACCGGCTCGTGCTCGCGACGGAGCAGCGCAAGAAGTCCGAGGAAGAGGAGAAGATGTGCAAGAACCAGATCGCGTCGATGCTCGGAACCGCGACGCGCGGCCTTCTCCCGGAGGGGAAGGGCCTCTACAAGTTCGAGACGAAGAAGGGCTACGACGTGAAGGCGCACTCGGTGGCTCCGTCACGTCAGTTGAAGTTCTCGATTCGCCCCGACGTCTGAGGAGGTCACCATGAACGGCTGGCAACTCGTTATTCTGCTCGGCACGCTTTGCAACACGGTGTGCCTCATCCTCTGGCAGCGCGCGAACGAAACTCGTCTCGACATCCTCTCGGAGCGCCTGCGCCAGCAACAGGAGACGGTGACGGGCCTGGCGCCGGTGCTTCGCGTCGTCAGCGCGCAGCTTGCGAAGTGGGAAGCCGCGCGTGCCGAAAGCAAAAAGGGGAACGTGTAGTGAAAACGCGCACGATGTTGACCAACTTCACCGTCCGAGACTCCCTGATTCGCAGTATGCGGGAGCGCGGCACGCTCTGGTCCGAAACCACTCTCTCTCGGATCACGCATGAGATCCGCGAGCGCGTGGCCTGGCGCCTGAGAGTGGCTCCCAACGCGCTCGTACCGGCGATGGCTCCGAACACGGCTCCTGATCCGTATCCGCTCGACGACGGAAGCACGTTCATGACCTACGAGGAGATCGGCCAGCATCTCGGGGTCACCAGGGAGCGCGTTCGGCAGATTGAAGGAAGGGCCCTCCACAAGCTGGAGAAGGCTCTCTTGCGAGCGTACAGCGCGCTCCCCGCAAGGGCCCATACGGGCCCACTCTCGAAGCGACGAAGACTTGCGAAGGAAGAGTTTCTTTTCTGAACCACGAAGGAGAACCAGAGCATGACCGAAGTAGTTTCCCCGAAGCAGAAGATGGCGAACCTGCGTTCGCTTTTCATGAACGACAAGGTGCAGGCACAGATCCTCTCGGCGTTGCCGAGACACATCGACGGCAAGCGCCTGTTCCGCGTGTACCTCACCGCGGTGCAGACCACTCCGCGCATCCTGGAGTGCGACCCGATCAGCGTCATCGGCGCCGTCATCCAGGCGGCGCAGGTCGGGCTCTCGCTCGACAGCGTGTTCGGTGAGGGGTTCCTGATCCCTCGCTGGAACAAGAACACGAACAGCTTCGTCTGCTCGTTCCAGACGGGGTACAAGGGTCTGCGCAAGCTCGCTCGCGGCTCGGACGCGACGATCAGGGACATCTACGCCCGCGTTGTCTTCGAGAACGACCAGTTCGACTACGCCTACGAGCCCGCGACGCTCTCGCACCGGCCGACTGACTCCGAGGTGCGCGGTCCCTTGAAGTACGCCTACGCGAAGGTGATCTGGTCCTCGAAGGAGGAGGGCACGTACGACCGCTTCATCGTCGTCGGCCTGCCGGAGATCAAGAAGGCGATGAGCGCGAGCGACTCTGCCAAGAAAGGCTACGGCCCCTGGATCGACAACACCGAAGCGATGTGGGCGAAGACCGCGCTCCGAAGGTTGTGCGACACGCTCACGCTCAGCGCGGACACGGATCTGGCACGCGCGATGGTCGCAGAGGACACCGAGGAAGCGGGGCGGCACGCCGTCGCGGAACTCGACCTCTCGTCGCTCGCGTCGTCTGCTCCGCAGCTGCAGGAGCCGACGAAGAGCGCGCTCGACCAGCTCGCCGATGCGCCGACGCAGCCCGCCGTGCAACCCGTGCAGCGGCGAAGGCGAGCGGTGCAACAGGAACCGGCGACGGCGCCACCGGCAGCGGTCGCGCGTCCCGAAGTCAACACGCGACCCATCGACGACGACGAGCGCATCGTCGGCAACATCGATCCGCGTACGGGTGAAGTGATCGAGTGACCCGCCGCATGAAGGGGACGCTCTCGCCCGAGAAGATCGCACGCGCGACTCTCATCGGGCGGGAGCGCCATGCGGCGCGCGGCGCCAGCACAGCGCCGGAAGTGCTCTCCGTCCAGACGGCATGTGCCGAACAAGCCGTGGCTCTCGCCCTCCATCGCGAGTGGAACGGCGAGTTCACGAGCGTGGATCAGTGGAAGGTCTGGAAGAAGCTCGGGCTAAGCGTCTCCGGGCTGCATGTGCGCGTGGAGCACTTCGCGATGGGCGGGCTGCATGTGCACGAGAGCGATCCCGACGACGGCGTGTTCATCCTCGTCATCGATCGCGACAGCCCCGAGTTCGTGATCGCTGGCTGGATGCTCGGGAGCGACGCGAAGAAAAACGTGTACTGGAACACGGAGGAGACGGCCGGACCGCCGCACTTTCTCGTGCCGCAGACTGATCTGCGGTCATGTTCCGAACTCAGGCGCGAGCCCGATCGCGCCGGCGGCGGTGGAGGCGGGAGCTACCGCAAGGACCCCGCGCCGGACTTCGCCGGCAAGGGCAAGTGGCCGCAGATGCGGTACGCCGACGACGGGGGCCACCCGAGCAAGTACGGGCACATCATCACGTCCAGCTGGGACCTTCCCTGTTGTCGGTGTCAGACCCTGATCCTGAAGGGGCAGCCGCTCGGAGGGAACCTCGTGACGGGGACGATTCATGGAGATCCAGCGATGTGCAAGATGAAGAAGCGTCGCACAGGCCATACATAAGATTCCTATATATTTACTAGATAGAAAAATTGCTTGACCTGTTCGTTCGAGCCCCCTACTACCAGTGGTGAGCATGGAAAAGAACGATCCGACTGAGGACGAGTCGAGCGAGCCGACGATCAAGAAGATCCTCCTGTCTCTGGACCTGGAGGATTACGGCCTGTTAGAGCAGGCTGCGTCGCTCGAAAAACTGAACAAAACTGAGATCCTACGTCGCGGTCTGCGCCGTTACGCGAAGGAACTCGGGGTCACAAATACACCACCGATCGTCTGAAGGGGCGCCGTGAAGGGGCAGGACGTTTCACGGGAGAGGTGCCGCTGATGGACTGGTCCGACGAGCGGTACGTGCGTGTTTACACTCGGGATACAGCTACTTGGAAGCTGGTTCGGTGGGAGGGACAGACTGTCCTGATGCACCTTCTCCGGAAGGTCGACCGCGCCGGCGTGTTCGAGTTCGGTCCAGAGAGCGCCGAGGAAGCGCTGGTCGCCATGACTGGACTTCCATTGGAGATCGTCACGGTTGGTCTGCGCCGACTGCTCGATCGAGGCTCCATCCTCCAGACCGAGGGAGCCCTCGTGCTCCCCAAGTTTATCGAGGCGCAAGAAGCGAACCAGACCGACGCCCAGAGACAACGAGAGTACCGGGCGCGACGTCGTGATTTGGCCTCCAAGAAGAAGCTCGACGAGGGTCGCTTAAACGAGCCAGAAAAGCTGTTCGTCTACTTTTTGCGGTCCACGCAGACTCAGGACATCAAGATCGGCATCAGCAGCCGGGTGCAGCGTCGGATTGCGGAGCTTCAGCATGCACACGGGGCCGCCATCGAACTCCTGGTGCAGTTCGAGTCCGCCTCCGCCGCTGCCGTGGAAGCAGAACTCCACAGTCGGTTCGAGAAATACCGAAAACCGTTCGGTGAGTGGTTCCTTCCAGCAACAGAAATTATGGAAGTTGCGAATGGTTACGCAAAGATGACAGGTTCTTCGGGGCTGCTATGCGGAGCGCCCGTCACGCAACGTGACGACGTGAACAGTGAGCCGCAGCAGTCACGAACCGTGACGTCGCCCTCCGTTACGGCTCGTGACCGAAAACCGTCACGCGATGTGATGGATTACCCTGCACCCGTTACGCCGCGTAGTCACAGTACCCAAGAATCCGAACAAAACGTCACTCCTAGCCTAGCCGTACCGTGCCTAGCCGTACCTAACTCAGATCCTGCTGCTAAAGCAGCAGCCTCTGACGCGGGCGCGCGAAACGCACCTGCTGTTGCTGCTTCTGCTCCCTCGGAGACCAAGGATCCCGAAGAACGCTTCGCTCCCGAGCCCGGACTTCCAGGCCGACCGGTCAGGCGCCCGGAGCTGCTGGTCAAACCAGTGACGGGGGAGACGTACGTGCCGTTGCCAGAGCACGAGGCGTACGCGCTGGCGCGTGGGCTGAGCCACAGCGAGTACGAGACGGCTCTGATCCAGTTACGGGCGCACCCCACGTTCCGTGGGTACGCGCCGCCGGCCAAATGGGACGACCGATTCTGCAGCTTCATCGACTCCGCTGCGCTGTTGCTGAAGAAAAAGAGCGTCGCGGTGCCTGCGCCAAGCAGCGCTGCTAACGGCGACGGAAGCCACCCAACGATCGACCGGTTGTTCGCGCGAGCGAAAAGGGAACTCACATGAAACAGATCGGCGGCATCGTGGTGAGCATGCTGGAGTTCACGCAGCGGCAGGCGCGTGAACGTGATCGCGAAGTGCGGGAGCGCGTCGGTGACGAGAACATCCGGAAGTGGATTGCAAAAACGCACGGCCAGGAAGTCGCGGTTCTGTTCCCGAAGGACTTCACGCTCGACGACTTCATCCAGACCGTGAACGACGCTTCGCTAGACGAAGCGAAGACGCGGCTGAAGCTCTGCGCGACGTGCCCCCCGCACGGCGGCGCGTGCGCATCGGAGTACGAGCAGGAGCGAGGCAAGGCGCCGTGCTGGGACCGCGAGAAGGGTCTCCGGATGGAGTGGTGCCCGCGCTGGCGCGAACACATCTTGCGCCAGAAGCTCACGTCCGTTGGCGTTGCCACACGACTGCTCAGTGCGCGGTTCAGCACCTACGTGCCGAAGACGCCGAAGCAGAAGGAAGCGTTGGCGCAGTGCCAACGGTACGCCGTCGAGTTTCGTCGAGGCGCAACGAAGAGCAATCTACTCATCGTCGGGCAGCACTACGGCGTCGGCAAGACGCACCTGGCCATCTCGGTGGTCGCTGACCTGCTCTCACGCTATCGCCTGCGGAACTCGATGTTCGTATACGTGCCCGACTTCCTCGAACGCATTCGTCGTTCGTACGACGAGCCCGAGCATCGCGGCCTCATGGACAAGGCATCGACGACGGACCTGTTAGTGCTCGACGACCTCGCAGCGCAGCGGACGACGGACTGGGTGCGCGAGCAGCTGAACTTGCTCTCAAACGCGCGCTGGAGCGCCGGGCTACCGACCATCATCACGACGAACGTCAAGCCCCAGTCGCTCATCGACACGCTCGGACCGCGAGCTGAGAGCCGCTTCTTCGGTGACGCGATCGGCGTGGATGTCGATGGTCCCGACATGCGACAGGTGCCCTGATGGCCGACGTCGTCCCGCTGAGGCAAGACACCGCCCCGATCTGCGACCTCGATGCAGAGGCCGCGATGATCTCGGCAATGATAGTCGACCCGGCGAAGTACGACGACGTGATCAGCGTCTGCCAGCCGGACTACTGCTACGCGGACGCGAACAAGCGGATCTTCGAGGCCATCGTCGAGCTTCGCGAAGCTGGCAAACCGATCGATCTCGTGACAGTGGCGAACGCGCTGAAGGATTCGGGGCGACTCGCGCAGATCGGTGGCACGCCATACCTCGCGCAGATCCACGACACGGTCCCGTACGTCGCGCACGTCGAGGAGTACGCGGCCATCGTTCGCGAGAAGTGGCGACTGCGGCAGGCGATGGCGCGTGCGCAGACGATCATCGGAACCATCCGAGGTGGCGCGGTACCAAACGAGGACGTGCAGACGCTGCTCGAAGAAGCCGAGCAGTGGTTCGCTGAGATCGCGCACCAGCAGCAGGACAAGTTCCTCGTGCCGATCCACGACTCGCTCGCCGAGACGTTGGCATCACTGCAGGCGATGTCGCAAAGGGGCGCGACGATCACCGGCACGTCGATGAAGCTGAAGCCGCTCGACGAGGCGATGAGCGGCTTGCACGAAGGCAACCTGTACATCGTCGCGGGGCGTCCCGGCTCGGGCAAGACGTCGTTCGCGATGGGACTCGGCGAGAGCATCGCGAAGCAAGACGAAGGCGTCGCGGTGTTCTCGCTGGAGATGCCTGGCTCGCAGCTGGTGACGCGCATGTTGTCGTCACACACGCGGATCCCGCTAAACACGTTCCGTACGCCTAACAAGATCGGCAACCACTGGCCCGCGATCACGAACGCCGTGGCAGCAATGGAGAAGCTGCCCATCTGGATCGACGACACGGGCGGAATCACGATCTCGGAGATTCGAGCGCGCGTTCGCAAGCTCAAGGCCGACATCGCGAACAAGCGCATCGGCAACGTCAGGTGTTCGCGGCTCCGGGTCGTCATCGTCGACTACCTGCAGCTGGTGCAGGCACAGCGCGGCAAGGGGCAGAACCGTGAGCAGGAAGTCGCGCTCGTGTCGCGCTCGCTGAAGCTGCTCGCGAAGCAGGAAGAAATCGTCGTCATCGCGCTCTCGCAGTTGAACCGGTCGAGCGAGACGCGGAAGGGCAGCGACAAGCGCCCGCAGCTGAGCGACCTGCGTGAGTCGGGCGCCATCGAGCAGGACGCCGATGCCGTGCTCTTCGTGTTCCGACCCTCGATGTACGCCGACGATCCGTCCCTCGAAGGATGGGCAGAGATCATCCTCGGCAAGCAGCGAAACGGCCCCGTCGGGATCCACAAGCTCGCGTTTGCCAAGGAATGCGTGCGTTTCGACGTTCTTGCTGGCTCGGAGTTTGACGAGTACGATGGCTTCCAGGACATGTGATCCTAGGAAGCGTTCATGGCCAAACGACGCGCGGCTGTTGCCGACGACATCACGCTCTACGACATCGACCCGGCGTTTCAGGACAAGCTGATCGCCTGGCTGAGCAAGAAGCCACACGGCATCGTTGTCGACATCGGCTCCACGCCTGAAGCGTTCACGGTCACGATCGATCCGGGCGGGGTCTTCCTCGACGAGAGCTTCGAGCATGTGCTGAACGCGGAGATGGGTCTGCGATCGAAGACGAAGCGCATCGACCCGGAGCTGGAGTACCGGGTCCACACGTTCCTGCAGGCACTGAACGCGCACCTGACGTTCGGCGCCAGCAAGGACGGCGTGTTCAACATGACCGTCTCGAACGACATCGCGCGTGGCGCCGCGAGCGACGAGGACTTCGAGATCGCGCTCGTGCTCGCCGAGGAAGCGTTCTGGGCGAACATGCCCGAGAAGCCGTTGCCTCTGGCACAGCGCGCTGCGCTCGCAGAGGCGCTCGTGCCAGCTGCACAGCGCGAGGCGGAGCGCGAAGCGCAGGTCGAGGAGATGCTGCCGCCCGGAATGGCGAAGTGGGCTGCGCGACAACCGACGTTGTCGTTGCCTCCGCGACAGCTGCCGCCGGCGCCGAAGCCGGCGAAGAAACCGAAGCCGGCGGCGGCGCCTGCGTCGGTGAGCACGTCACTCGGCCCGACACCGTCGTGGTTCGTGCCGAAGGCCGTGCGCGAGGAGCAGG